CTTTATTGCTATTAGATGAGCCATTTTCACAGCTTAAAGGAGAAGTTGCAAACCGCCGAGCTTTATCAATCATTCAAGAAATTAGCCATAAATTAGGATTGCAAATCATAATGATAAGTGACGAAAGGGTTTCCCGGGAGGATATAATCGCTAATGCAGATAAGGTTTTCCACGTATACCAGAAATCCGGAGTAAGTTCAGTTAAGGAGATTGCGTCGTGAAAGGAGGCTAAAAGTATGAAAGTTATTAAGCCAAGTGTTGAAATTATGGATGTGTTTGATGGACTGGATGTAATCAGAAAACTTGAATTATGTGGGCGGGTTTGCTATAAATCAGAACATAAAATTACTGACGATTCGGCTTATAAATTCATTGAAAACATCATTAAACGTGGGCATGAATCAGTGTTGGAACATTTCAGCTTTTCAGTAAAGTTTATTTGTGACAGGGGCGTTTCTCATGAAATTGTTCGTCATAGAATAGCAAGTTATTCCCAAGAATCAACCAGGTATTGTAATTACAGCAAAGATGATTTTGGCAGCGAAATAACAGTAATTGAACCTTGCTTTTTAGTTCCTGGAACGGAAGCTTATTACATGTGGTATAGGGCTTGTTTAGTTGCTGAACAAATGTATTTCAAAATGTTAGATTGGAGATGCAGCCCACAAGAAGCAAGGGCGGTTCTGCCAAACAGTTTGAAAACTGAACTTGTGATGACTGCCAATATTAGAGAGTGGCGACATTTCTTGAAGTTGAGAACTTCCCCTGCCGCACATCCACAAATGCGGGAAGTTGCCAATTTACTGTTGAAGGAGTTGAAGCAGAAGGTTCCAGTTGTATTTGATGATATTGGAGGTGTAGTTTGATGGGCGACAAGAGAAATCCAAAGTATAATCAAAGCGGGGGTACTGACCCAACAGCTAAGGGATGCTATTCAGTACCTTATCTAAAAAAGGAAATGATCAAAGTCTTGAACAAAACTCTTAACTTAGGTGAAAACTTCCGCTGGGGGAATTTAGGAACTGACAAGATTAGACGGATTTTACATGCTGTGCTGGAGCTGAAAGCTGACCTGCAGAGAGAAACTCTGCATAAAATCTAGATAAAATCTAGCGAGCAGGAGGCAGAGCTTATATAGTCCACGGAATTGAAGAGGTAAATACTGCTCTTAGGAAGCAGTAACCAATGTCGAAGAAGTAAAGGAGATTTTAAAAATGCGGTATGAAGTTTCAGGGATATTTTGTTTCGATGTTGAGGCGGAGAGTTTTGAGGAAGCCCAGGAACTAGCCTGGCAAGAGCTGCGACAGAGAGGGATCCAGGGATGCATCATAGAGGTTAGGAAGGGGGAGAGGAGTGCCGCGAAAGAACAAAAATGCCAGGAAGAGAGAGAAGCCCAGGCCACTATACAAAATTAGACTGAATAGTTTTCCGAAGCGAGACAAGCATGATATCCGGCCGGGTCGGGTGGTGATGGTAGCGGAGTATTGTTGGATTGAAAATGAAAAAGGGGGTGAAAGTATGACAAAGGTTGGGATGGTGGTTTACAAAAAACAAGCATAAAAAGTATACAACATCAGCATAGATGAATGGTAAAAAGAAAGCGAGGAGGATGAATGATGAGTAAGATGAACGACATATTCCAAGTGGATTACATGCCTGATGAAAAGAAAATAAAGATTAACCTCCCTGAAGAGGTTTGGAAGAACATTGACACTATAATCATGACAAGATTATTTCAAGAAGAATTGGTTGTTGGAAGGAAGGAGCGGGAGCAATGATATGTAAAATCGGAGATAGGTATATCCTAGTATGTGATATATGTGGAACAGAGGATGATGAAACCTTCTACGATTTCTATGATGCAGTAGAACGCAAAAAGGTGAATGGCTGGAAAAGTCAAAAATACCGGGGCGAATGGGAAGATGTGTGCCCGGAGTGCCAGCAGGAGGGATAACTGTTGGAGAAAATAGCAGAATACTTTGCATTCCATACTTTGGCGAGCATAGCTGGGAGGTATGGATATATGCAAGCACTACTGAGAGGAGGCTAATGGGGTATGAATGTGAAAGAAATTAAGGTTGAAGAAATCAATGAAATGCTAAAAAATATGTTGACCCTTGGTCAGTATGTTGAACTTTTGCAGTTGATGATAAAAGAATGTGAAATCTTTATGAATAATAATGGGGGGTGTAATAGTGGATTTCATAATTGATTTGAAGAAAGATTATTCACCTTATTTTAGGGCTTTTATTAAAGCGCAAGGTTTAAAGGACGGGGATGAATGTAAGGGATATGAATATATTAACTGGATTGCTGGTAAGAATGAAGAATTTAGAAAGAGTATTGGACTTGATGAATATACCCCTTACACAAAAGAGCAGAAAAAAATGTTTCTAAAATTCATTAACGGTATATAAGAAAAGCCATATATGAGTCAATACCTTATTGAAAAAAATTTTTTGACTTCATTCAAAATTTTTTCCAAAAAACTTGACTTGGCTGGACAGCTTTCAATATAATATTAACAGAAAATCTTTTGGCTTGGCTTTTAATTACCATGGCTGATTCGACTGCTTAAAAAGCTGTGCCAGCCATCGGGAGGGGGAACCTTTTTGGCAAATTTAAAGGAATTTATTGACGAAAACGGGAATTTTGACAAAAAAGGTTTCCGAAGAAGGCTTCGGGAACGTGGCCAACGAAGAAAGAAAGAAGAACGTTTGAGCCGGAGGAACGCTTTCAATGCACTCGACCTTACCCCATACAATGCAACCAACCTAATAATAGACGGAAAAAATGCAAACATTGTATATAAATAATCCCTCTCCTTCATTCCTCTCTTAAAAGTGTATAGCCGGAATAGAAAGAGCACTTTGTTTCTAGATGCCTAGTTTTAGGCATTATTTTTTTAGCTTATTGCATTGGGCAGGTAATCTTACCTGTCCTAAACTTTTTCACGTAGTTTTCTTTCGGGTAGAAATCAAATTGAGGGGGAACAGTTATGTCAAAGAAAGGCTTCGCTCGAACCAAGTTTGGTAGTAACAATGCAAAAAGAAAAAATCAAAACCGGAAACAAAAAGCACTACTACCTACCCCGTCAAAGTCTATATTAGATAGCTTAAAACTCACTCCAAAACAACACCTATTCGTGCAAGAATACCTAATAGACCTTAATGCAACTCAGGCAGCTATAAGGGCGGGATATAGTATCAAAAACGCGGAATTTCAGGCGCATTGCTTATTAAAAAATCCCAAATTGAAGCAAGCCATTAAATTAGCTATGTACGAGCGGGAACAAAGGACTAAGGTGACTCAGGATAGGGTGATTCAGGAGCTTGCAAAAATAGCTTTCATCAATCCAACAGATGTAGTTAATTCATACGACGCATCATTACACAATGGTGCCACTCGAGAAGATACCGCTGCAATATCATCTATCCGAGTAAAAAGACTTCCCACCAGAGAAGGTTTTGGAGTAGAACGGGAAATTAAATTACATGACAAGATTCGCGCATTAGAGCTTTTAGGTAAACATTTAGGATTGTTCAACGATAAGCTGAACATAACAGCAGATGCAGTGGTAAGGATAGTGGATGATCTAAGCGATTCAAAAGATGATGCAACGGAGACTAATAGCGAAATCGAGGAATGATGCATATGATGAAGGCTCCGGTGATAGATGTCAGGCTTTCGGAATTAATTGCGCCGTCCTTTTACGAATTGCATAGGGAGCTAAAAGAGGAACGGCATGATGAATATTGGCTCAAAGGTGGACGTGGTTCCACCAAATCCACTTTTATCAGCATTGAAAAAATTCTAGGAATGTTAAGAGACCCGGATGCAAACGCAGTAGTTTTCCGGCGGTATCAAAATGAACTCCGGGATTCAGTCATCGGTCAGTTTGAATGGACTATTGCAAAGATGAATATGGGGCACCTATTCCACGTGCAAGTCAGCCCGATGCAGATCATTTACCTACCCACTGGGCAGAGGGTTATCTTTCGAGGCGCTGATAACCCTAAAAAGCTTAAATCCATCAACCTGGGCCGTGGCTACATCAAATATGCATGGTTTGAAGAACTTGACCAATTCGGTAGTATGGACGAAATAAGGAACATTTTGCAATCAGTATTCCGAGGTGGAGACCAAAGGCGTGTAGTATTCTTCTCATACAACCCTCCAAAATCATCCCGTTCATGGGTGAACCAAGAGGCAAAAATACCGAAACCGGGAAAACGAGTTCATCATTCATCATACTTGGATGTACCAAAACATTGGTTGGGAGAAAGATTTTTAGCTGATGCGCAATATTTAAAGCAGACGAATGAACTTGCATACAGATACGAATACCTCGGAGAAGAAATCGGAACA